GGGGCGCATGGTGATGCTGGTGGAAATGCACGATGAACCGCAGGCTCCGCCGGAAGGAACTGTGGGGGAGATAAGAGGGGTGGATGATGCAGGCTCAATTTTGGTCCGTTGGGACAACGGCTCGTCCCTATCCCTTATCCCCTCGGTCGACAAATTCTATCTGCTGAAACATCGACCAGAAGACAATGGCAAATAGTCCCCCATGTGCGCTGTGTATACACACTTATTAACTGGATAATCTCTCTCACTAGAGTGATATATACAGTAAGGAAAAACACAGCAGACCACAAGGAAGAAAGGGGATTTCAAAATGAATGCGAATACCGCCAAGCAGATTGAGAACATGAAGAAACAGACCATTGGGGTGGAGGTTGAGATGTACAGCATCAGCCGCCAAAAGGCATCCAAGGTTGCCGCCGACTACTTCGGCACCGGACGCTACGAGTACACGGCAGACCGCAACGGTTACTACACTTGGAGCGCATGGGACGGACAGGGCAGGGAATGGAAATTCCAAAGGGATGTCAGCATCGATGCAGAATCCGGCAACGAACAGACCGAATTGGTAACGCCCATCCTGCACTACGAAGACATTGCCACCTTGCAGGAGCTCCTTCGCAACCTTCGCCACGCCGGAGCAAAAAGCAATCCCCGCCACATGTGCGGAGTACACATTCACATCGGCAAAGCCGACCACACGGCACAAACCTTGCGGAATCTTGCCAACATCATGGCAAGCCACGAAAGCCTGCTGATTGCCGCCATGAGGCTTGACCAAAACCGCCTTGGACGCTATTGCCGGACGGTCAGCCGGAACTTCCTCGACCGGCTCAACAAGAAAAAGCCACAGACCATGCAGGCTTTGGCAGACATTTGGTACGAAGGAAACGGCGCAAGCTACGGTAGACATCAGCACTACAACGAAAGCCGGTATCATTGCCTAAACCTTCACGCCACATTCACCAAGGGAACCATCGAGTTTCGGCTTTTCCAATTTGCCAACCCCACGGCAGATAAAAAGGGCGGCATTCACGCAGGCGAACTCAAAAGCTACATTCAGCTTTGCCTAGCCCTTTCCGAAATGGCAAAGGAGGTAAAGACCGCAAGCCCCAAAGAACCACAGCGGGAGAACCCCAAATTTGCGATGCGGACTTGGCTGATGCGCCTTGGATTCATTGGTGAGGAATTTGCAACCGCAAGGGAAATCCTCACAAGGAACCTTGAAGGCGATGCCGCTTTCCGCTTCGGCAGGAATACCCCTTCGGCTTAAAAGCCCCACAAAGCCCACTGACCCGCCACACGGCGGGCTTTGGGTGGTAGAAGGGATATTCCTTCGGAAGCAGAAAGGAAGGCAAAGAAAATGAAAAACAGGATTTACATTGCCTACGGCAGTAACATGGACTTGGGGCAGATGGCGTTCAGATGCCCAACGGCCAAGCTCTTAGGAACAGGAATCCTTGAAGGATGGCGGCTGATGTTCAAGGGGAGCAAGACCGGGGCCTACGCCACCATCGAAAAGGAAAAGGGACAGAAGGTGCCGGTGCTCCTGTGGCAGATTACGGAGGATGATGAGAACAGCCTCGATCACTACGAGGGCTTTCCGACTTTCTACTACAAAAAGACCATTAAGGTTGTGAAAACGGATGAGCATGGCATTCGCTGTGGGATTACCCAAGGGATGGTTTACATCATGCATGAGAACCGCAAGCTTGGGATTCCATCCAGCCACTACCTTGAAACGCTGGACAGGGCTTATCTGAAATTCGGCTTTGACGAGAATATCCTCGGCGATGCCTACGAATACAGCTGGCCTACGGACTGAAATGTATACACAAGAGTTATCCGAAAATCGCTTGATATAAACCTCGTTTAGAGCGAACATACACATACCGAAAGGGAACAACCAGACAAGCGAAGGAGGATGCAACCATGTGGAGCAAAGGCGAAATTGAGATTGAAGGCACCAAGGTTCAGTATTGGGTAAAGCACTACGAGGAGGGTTCAGAATTCGGAATTGACGGCGGCAGAATTTCCAAGCTGGAATGCCGGGCGAACGGCAAAACAATCCTTCACTACGAACGGGGATGGGACATGGAACCGGAAACGGAACTCGGCTATCAAGCCTATGCAATCCTTACTGCAAGATTCAACTGATAACGGCATCGAAGTCAGCAGCCCTTCGGGGCTGCTTTTATCAAAGTATACACATAAATTCTCCGAAAATCGCTTGCTATAAACCTCGTTTAGAGCGAACATACACATACCGAAAGGGAACAACCAGACAAGCGAAGGAGGAAACGAAAATGAGCCTGAACCCCTTAACCAAGAAAGAACAGAAAGCCCTGCTGAAGATTGCCATGAGGAACATTCCCAGCATGAAGGACAGGGGCACCTTCGAAGCCGCCTACAGAGATGACGACGACTTCTTCGAATTGGCGGTCTGGAGCCTGGAGGTAGCCATGACGGAAGCCTACCTTCTAGGCAAGAAGAACGCAACAAAGGCATGAGGAACGACAACAATCGGGGACAGCCCTTCGGGGCTGTTTCTCGTAGGAACTGTATACATAAATAAATGTGACAAATGACTTGCTATTACTCCCATAAAGAGCGAATATACACATACCGAAAGGGAACAACCTGAACAAGCAAAGGAGGAAAACAAGATGACAAAAGCATTTGCAGAAGACTTCAAAAGGGCACGGGAACTGCGGAAGGCCATCGATGTGGCTGGAAAACCGGAAGAGGAGCAGGCGGCAAGGGAAGCCTACAGGGAATTCAGAGTAGAGCTTGAGGACAAGGGAACAGCCTACAACAGATTCTACAGAGCCTACGCCGATGCACAGAACCGGAGCAACGCCTGCATCGACTTCAGCGAGTGCATTTGGGAAAAAGAAATCCCCCAGCTGGTAACAGACCTCAAAGCCTACGGGATTGAAGAATTTACCCTTTCCTCGACTTGGAGCGGCACGGTGAAGGTAGCCTGGGGCTTCCAGAAAAACGGCTGCATTCTCGAAGGGATGGAGGAGGTCAGCGGAACTAGCCGGGACTTCAAAACGGGGGATTACGAAAAGGTTCCGGCCTTCAAATTCAGGATAAGCTGAAGCCAAACAAAAACGACAAAGGGAGCCGCAAGGCTCCTTTTGAAGTATACACAGAAATCCTCCGAAATTCGCTTGCTATAATTTGCTTTTAGAGCGAACATACACATACCGAAAGGGAATCACTTAGACAAGCGAAGGAGGATGCAACCATGTGGAGCAAAGGCAAAATCGAGATTGAAGGCACCGAGGTTCAGTATTGGGTAAAGCACTACGAGGAAGGTTCGGAATTCGGAATTGAAGGCGGAAGGATTTCCAAGCTGGAATGCCGGGCAAACGGAAAGACAATTCTTCATTACGAGAGGGGCTGGGACATGGAACCGGAAACGGAAATTGGCTACCAAGCCTATGCAATCCTCACTGAAAAATTCAACTGAAAACGGCATCAAAGTCAGCAGCCCTTCGGGGCTGTCTCTCGTTGAAGTATACACAGAAATTCTTCGAAAATCGCTTGCTATAAATCGCATTTAGAGCGAACATACACATACCGAAAGAGAACATCGAGCAAGCGAAGGAGGAAAACAAAATGAAGACGATTTACAAACTCGATGGAAAGAAAATCAGCAAGAAGGCCCTGGTCGAGAAAATGGGAGCCGAGTGGGTCAAGAGGATGACCGAAGACGCATGGGAAACCACCAGGGAAGACCCCTGGATTAGCAACGACTTCTGGATTGGGTCCGGGATGCTGAACATTTCTTTCGATGGATAAGGAGAGGGGAGCCGCAAGGCTCCTTTTTCGTGGGGGTGATTGATTGCGAAAACTTACCGGCTACAAGCCGACTGAATTCATGGACAAGGATTCACATTACGACAAGGGGGCGGCAGATTTTGCCGTGGCCTTCATCGAGAGCCTGTGCCACACCAAGGGGACTTGGGCGGGTAAGCCCTTTGAACTCATCGACTGGCAGGAACGAATCATCCGTGACCTGTTCGGCATCCTCAAGAAGAACGGTTACCGACAGTTCAACACCGCCTATGTGGAGATCCCCAAGAAGCAGGGCAAGAGCGAACTGGCGGCGGCAGTGGCGCTCCTGCTTTGTTGTGGCGATGGGGAGGAGAGGGCGGAGGTTTACGGCTGTGCCGCCGACCGCCAGCAGGCCTCCATTGTTTTCGAGGTGGCTGCAGACATGGTGCGGATGTGCCCTGCCATCAACAAGCGGGTGAAAATCCTCGCCTCCCAGAAACGGATGGTTTTCCAGCCTACCAACAGCTTCTACCAGGTGCTTTCTGCCGAGGCTTATTCGAAGCATGGCTTCAATATACATGGCGTGGTCTTTGACGAACTGCACACCCAGCCAAATCGGAAACTGTTCGATGTCATGACCAAAGGCTCCGGTGATGCCCGCATGCAGCCGTTGTACTTCCTCATCACCACGGCAGGGACGGACACGCAGTCCATCTGCTACGAAACCCACCAGAAGGCTTTGGACATTCTTGAAGGGCGCAAGATTGACCATACTTTCTACCCAGTGATTTATGGTGCCAAAGAAGACGAGGATTGGACAAGCTCAGAGGTTTGGAAGAAAGCCAATCCCTCCCTGGGCATCACCGTTGGCATCGATAAGGTGCAGGCTGCTTGCGATTCAGCCAAGCAGAATCCAGGGGAGGAGAACTCCTTTAGGCAGCTGCGCCTCAACCAATGGGTGAAGCAGTCCATCCGCTGGATGCCGATGCACAAATGGGATGCCTGTGCTTTCCCTGTTGATGAGGATGAACTGGAAGGGCGCGTTTGCTATGGCGGGCTTGACCTTTCCAGCACTACGGACATCACGGCCTTTGTGCTGGTGTTCCCACCCTTGGATGAGAGCGACAAATACAGCGTTCTGCCATATTTCTGGATTCCAGAGGACAATGTAGATTTGCGAGTGCGCCGCGATCATGTGCCATACGATGTCTGGCAGCGACAGGGCTTCCTCCAGACCACCGAGGGCAATGTGGTGCATTACGGCTACATAGAAAAGTTCATCGAGCGGCTGGGGGAGCGGTTCAACATCCGTGAGATTGCTTTCGACCGCTGGGGGGCGGTGCAGATGGTGCAGAATCTGGAGGGCA